ATGACAAAGGAGTCGGCTGATAGCGTAATCACGTCTTGGTCTTTAACGGGAGCAGGACTTTTAGTAAGCTACGCCCATCAAGCGTTAGGTCTTTTGGTTCTGATAACCTCACTTGCGTACACTCTTTGGAAGTGGCGAAGGGACTATCTCAAACTAAAGAGCGATGCTAATTGAGCGTATCTTCAAGAACCCCAAGACCACCATCTTGGGGCTTCTTATTATAGCACTATGCTTCACACTCGTTTGGGGAGGCCGTGCGACTTTAACGGAGGTCTCGACTTTTATGGTCGGGGCTTTCGCACTTATGTTTTTCAAAGACCCTCAAGATGGCAAAGCAGCAGGCGGTAAGCCAAAGGATCAGTAAGAGCAAGAAGCGAGGCAAGCATTCCAAGAGTGCAAGCAGCAATAAGGCGAGTAAGAACTACTCCAAGCCTTACAAAAGTCAAGGTCGGTAAAATGTGCATTAAGGCGCACTTTACCTGTTAATGTACGTTTTAATGTACATTATGACTACAAATTGTGCAATTAAAGACACATTACCAAACTGAATGAATTTTGCACAAAACTCAAGCACTATGCAAAAGATGCAAATTGCTAATTCAAATGAGCATAAATGGCACAAAGTGTAAAGTCAAATGAGCATAATGTGTAAAACAGACAACTTTTGATATTAAAAACGTGACCAAGAACTTTACCCTCGCAGAACTGACTGCTACAAAAACAGGGCTTCCTAACGCTTTACCCAAGCATCTGGAGGGAAACCTCCGTAGCCTTGCAGAAAAGGTCTTACAACCCACGAGAGATGCCTTAGGTGCGGTGAAAGTAACGAGTGCATACCGCAGCCCTGCGGTGAATAGCAAAGTGGGGGGAGCGAAGACCTCGCAGCACGTTCAAGGCCAAGCGGCAGACCTCAAGTTTGATGGAGGTAACGAGGTTCTTTTTAATTGGATCCGGGAGAATTTAGATTTCGACCAGCTTATCTGGGAGTTTGGCACGGACAAAGCGCCAAGTTGGGTGCACGTGAGTTATTCTAATACCAAGAATCGCAAACAAATCCTCAAAGCAGTAAAATATAATGGCAAAACCAAGTACTTCAACTTTTGATAACTGGCTCAATGAACTCGAAACTAAACCCCAACCGACTTGCAATGTGGACAATCCTGCTGACTGCGACTCTTGCGGCTCTTAGCAGTTGCGCTTCTGTGAAACCAGTCCTGCAGAGTGTAGTTGTAAGGGATACGGTGATTGTAACAAAGACAAAGTACCTAACCGACACTCTGGAACTCTACAAGGACACGACCATTTATCAAGACAAGGTAAGGCTTCAGCTCCAGTACATAGACCGAAAGGTATTCGTTGAGGCTACGTGCTTGCCCGATACCATCCGGGTAACGCAGACCAAGATCCTAACGAAGGAACGGAAGCAGAGGGGATGGACTCTGGAGGGAGGGCTTACGATGCTCGGTCTTATTTTGCTGGGTGCTTACATCGTTAAGCGCTGGGTGGATAAACTCACCGAGTAATTATACCCTTTAAGATACATTAGGGGCGTTTTAAGAGACTTTATATGCGAAAGGGTATAGTTCTATACCTTGAGGTATTTGAAGCCCGCAAATCAAAGATTCTATTCTTTTTCTTTATTTAGTTTCTTTTTCTTTTAAGTTAGTTGGTTAAGTTGTAAGTTGACTAACTACTAACTTAAGTTAACTTATAAGTTGATTAAGTTAACTAACTAACTTAACTTGTATAAAAAAAGAAATAAAATTGACATACGCAACTTTTGTTAATAAATAATTCTATGAATGACCATATTTTTATTTACTGGGACGATGTACCTTTGACCAATGACACCAAAGTACTACATCGGCAAGACGTTGAAGATCGAGGCAAAGGATGTTGTAATGGACTTCCAACCGGACAATTATAATCTGGGTACGGCTCTTACCTACCTAATGCGTGCAGGCAAGAAGCCTCACAACCCGATCTGTGACGATATCCGGAAGGCAATCGCTCACCTTGAATTTGAACTTGAACGACAGAATGAGCAACGACCAGCAAGCGAAGGAAGCCAAACAACAACAGCTAAGTATGCAGTACTATACTAACCCTGCTAAAAGACGGAAGATAGACTTTATCTTGGAGGAATGCGCTACGCTGATGGCCAACTGCGACTCGGACTATCAATCTCGCCAACAGGCGAAGTACAAAGAACAGGAGCTACTCGGTGAGATTGCCAAGATAGACCTGCACTTCGCCATCCAATGCGGATACTTGATCCCAGACAACTGACCTACAAGGTCGTAGTCGGTAAGGTTCCAAGCCTTAACGCCTTCTATGCATCCAAGCATTGGACTGCCCGGGTAAAGGCAAAGGAGTTGGCATCTAAAGAGGTGATGTCGCAGCTTGAGAAGTATGATCTGGAGCAGATAACGGATGTACATATCCTCTGCCGGGTGAATTACCGATACGATATTGACAATGCCATTATGGCGGTTAAGTTTGCTCTGGATGCATTTAAGACTTGGGGTGGCGTAAAGGATGACTCACGCAAATACGTCAAGTCTCTGAAGATGGTTCACGATACGACAATTACAAAAGACACGGCAGAAATTACCTTCACGGGTATGGTTGTATCGGAATAGTTTTGTATATTTGTATAACTTAAAACCAATCAAGTTATGACTTTATCATTTTCTCAAGACGTTTACACCGAAATGGTGCAAGTGCAACAAGCACAAATCCAAGCACTTCAAAACAGGATACAAGAGCTTCAAGCTCGTATCGAGATTCTGGAGCAGCAATCAATTCTATTTATTTAAAACCAATCTATACTATGTCAAAAATTATTTCAATCACCCCGACAGGGCAATGGCAGGATCTCTTCAAATTAGAGGTGCGCTTCGACAACGGAGACTTCGGTACTGCCTTTGCTAAATCCCAGACACCACCCTATGCCGTAGGCGAAGAGGTGGAGTACACTAAGAACGAGAAGGGCACGGTAAAGATCCAACGTGCTAATGCTTTTGGCGGTGGTGGAGGCTATAACCAATCAGCTCCATCTGCGCCTAAAAATAACGATGAGCGCTCACTTTCAATTATCCGACAGGTAGCTCTAAAGGCTGCAGTCGAGTATGCTTGTGCTGCAAAGCACGATGTTAACACCATCCTCGCTAACGCAGAGACCTTTAACGCTTGGATGACTGGGCAGAGCGCAGCTCCAGCCTCACATACTGAGCACTTCGCAAATCGTAACGACCCTTTCTGATTGGTTTTTTAATGGCCGTTACGTGAAGCCCCTCTTAGGAGGGGTTTTTTTATATCATTTATTTTTATATATTTGTAAACCAATCAGAATAAATGATACATCCAGACTTACTTAGTAACGAATCTTCGTTACCATACCTCCAGAGAGCCCTCAAGGGCAAATACTATGACACCGGAAAGCTCGGAGTCTATGAAGTAGATCAGTACTTACGACTCAAAGATGGGGAGTTTGTCGTAGTGGTCGGCCACGCCAACGTGGGCAAGACCCATACCCTGCTTTACTTAATGCTACTTCAGTCGTATAACTTCGGCAAGAAGTGGCTGATCTATTCCGCAGAGAATGAAGTTCCGAGCCTTAAGCGAAAGCTAATTGAGTTTCTCGTTTGCAAACCCATTCAAGGCATAGATGAAGGCATAATGTTTAGGAAGCTGGACTTTATCAACGAGTACTTCCAGTTTATAGACGGCAATCGGCTATTCACTGCCTTTGAACTTCTTGAGGTAATGGATTCGATTAAGAACGAATGGAACTATACCGGGTGCCTTATCGATCCATACAACTCCCTATCCACGGATCAAAAGAAACTCGGCAAGACTGGGATGCACGAATACCACTATGAGGTCGCATCTGCGCTCCGGGTATTCGCTCACAAGAATAATGTAACGACAATCGTAAACGCACACCCAGTAACGGAGGCAATGCGCAAGACCTTTTACAAAGGCCATAAGTACGAGGGGATGGCGATGCCTCCAAACACATCGGACATTGAAGGTGGGGGCAAGTGGGGCAACAGAAGCGACTGCGTGATCGTGATTCACCGCTTCGCTGCTCACGAGACAGACTGGATCTACACCCACATCCACGTGAGGAAGGTCAAGGAGATGGAGTCCGGAGGCAGGATCACGCCACTCGAAACTCCCTTAATCTTGCAGAGCGTTTTGGGTAACGTGGGCTTTATAATAAATGGACGTAACTTGCTGCCGATAAAAACAGATGAAACACCTGCGAGCGATGTACCCTTCTGACGATAGCCACGACCTATACATCCGGGAAAAGCAGTTGATGCTTGCCGGTACTGCGATGTGGCTGGCTAAGCAAGCAGCAGACAAAGCAAACGGCAGGGAAGTACAGGATGATTTACTGCACCACGTTATGAGCTGCCACTATGCAGACCTACTCTTGCAGCAGTTTATTGACTACCGCCAGTTCACGGAGGGGAAGATGAACGAGATGTACTTGGCGAACTCAAAGCTCCGGGTCGATAGTGAGCAAATGATATATGAGATCCAGAGGCTGCAGGGCATAATAGAGGATCAGTTGTGAAACAGATACTCAGTCCGTTCCAGAAATACGAATGCTTTGCAGTCGATGGGGTGGACTATCTGGTGACAGATTATACAATAATCCAAGACAAGGATGACAATTTAGTGGAGTGGGCGAGCGAAATAAAGTTCAAAAGACTTTCGGATCACAAGCACTACACTATGCCAATTACCAAAATAATAACCAATCATAAGGAGGGCAGGGCTAAACACTGCAAATGCAAATGAGACCATTCGAAATACGCCAATTAAAAGTATCTAAAGAACAATACTATGCCCGTCTGGGATTCCAAGACAACGGAAGCCGAGCGCATAAAGAGAGCACCGCCCGTGCAGCATTCGTTTCAGCATTCCGGAGCCACGCAAGCCTCCACGAATTAGGAGAGGCCATAAACAAAGACCATAGCAGCGTAGCGTATGCCGTTAGGATGCACCAATCTCGGTTAATCTATGGGGACTATCTGCATTACTACAATGTAGCGTGTTGCGTTCTGGAGGAAAACCCTATGGCAACAATCGACAAGCCCGACTTTGAAGGGCTGATGCAGGAACTAAATAAACTCAATGAGGTCGTAGTAGAGTTATCTAAGTATAAAGAACTATACTTAACCTTAAAGAAAACATTTAATGAGTTTTAATGTAAACATTTGGCC